GTAAGTGAAGTTGGTGACAAGACTGCTCAAGAAGCAGTACGTGATCAAGCTTAATTAATCACAATGAGTGGGCTGGGAAACTGGCCCACTTATACTTATGCATATAGGAACAAACTATGGGTATTACTACAGCGATGTCTACCAGCTTTAAGAAGGAATTACTTGGCGGTATACATGACCTTGATACAGACACTATTAAATTAGCACTTATTAAAGCTAGTCCTACTGGTACTTATAATGTAACTACAACAAATTATTCAGACATAACAGGTAACACTGATGAGTCTTCTGGTACTAATTACACTGCAGGCGGGGTAGTCTTAGGAAGCCCTTCTATTACAGTAGTCAATACCACTGCTATGGTAGACTTTGCAAATGCAGTATTCGCAGACGTTACAACAGCCACTTCAGGTTGTATCGTATATAATTTCAGCAAGGCGGGTAAAGCTTTGTGCGTGATTGACTTTGGGGGAACTACATCTGCTGTTGCTGGGGATCTTACTTTACAGTTCCCTGCTGTTGGAGAGAGTACCACTGTTATACGTATTGCGTAGGAAATAAAGTATGGCTATTATTCTAGTTTCTGCAAGATACGGATCAGGTAGGTTCGGTTTATCTGGTTACGGTGAAGAAGACATAGTTCAAGTACTTGGCTCTGTATCTGCTACAGGTGCAGTTTCTGAAGATATTACAGAATTAACCTTGAACTTAGGATCTGTTACTGCTACAATAGTCGTAGATATTTCAGGAGCATCAGTAGCTGGGGTAGTATTTAACTTTGAAGCGGTTAGAGATCAATACAGCAAAAGACGTTCTATAACTATTCCAAGGGCAGCGTAATGTCTACTACGTCAGAAAGAACAGTACTTGTAACTGGTGAAGCTAGATTAGTTTTTGTAGGAAGACAACCAACATCTGCAGATAGAACTGTACATGCAAGTGAGGATATGTAAATGAGTTTCCGATGGCCTCTTAAAGACCCGGATGAACAACTAGACTACAGCGTAGATTGGTCACGTTTTCTTGTTAGTGCTACAATTAGCAGCGTTATTTGGTTTGTTAAGTCTAATACCTACAATGTTAAAACGCAACTAAACGCTGGTCAAAATCTTACTGCAGCTTCTGGTGGGGCGTTTACGGACACTATACAGAATGTATCACAAACTAACACAAGTACTGTAGCTACTATTAACATGGGTGCAGGTACAAATAATACAGAGTACACTTTCTTTTGTAGAATGATTGACACTACAGGCAGTCAAGCGGAACGTAGTATTAAGATACGAATAAAGGAACGCTAGATGGCATACGATTATATTGGCCTAGTAAATGACGTTAATCGCAGGCTTAATGAGGTAGAACTTACAGCTACTAACTTTTCTGCTTCTGTTGGCGAATACGCAATGGTAAAAGATTCTGTAAATTCTGCTATACGTTTTGTAAATCAGCATGAGTACGAATGGCCCTTTAACCATTCAGAAGCTGAAGAAACTCTGGGTGTAGGTACAGTACGTTATGCGTACCCTGCAGATGCTAAGACAGTTGTAACTAATAGCTTTCGTATTAAACGCAATGATACGCTAGGTAATGAAACACGTAGGTTGTCTGTTATATCATACGAAGAATACCTAGACAAATACATAGACGGTGAGTATAATACTTCAGCAAGTATGAAAGGTTTACCAAGGGACGTATTTAGGACACCTAACTTAGAGTTTGGTTTTGTCCCAGCGCCTGACAAAGAGTATGAACTGGTTTACGAATATTATAGACTACCTATAGATTTAATTAATTCAACAGATGTACCTAGTATACCAGAGCAGTTTAGGCATATACTAGTAGATGGTGCGATGTTATACGCATATATGTTTAGAGGCGAGACACAAGAAGCGACAATCATGCAGAGTCGATTCGAGAGTGAGATTAAAAGTATGCGTAGCCTTTACATTAATAGATATGATTATGTTAGATCTACCGTTATTTCACGGGCCAGTTCTTCTGTAACTTCTTCTGGGGTAACTTAATATATGGCAACCACACGCCAAACATACCCTATAGAATTTACGGGTGGGCTTATTACTAATATGAGTCCGTTACAGCAGGGTATTAATTCACCCGGCTCTGCACGTGCGCTTAAAAACTATGAGCCTTCTGTGCAAGGCGGCTACCGTAGGATAGAAGGTTTCAGCAAGTACAATAGCACTCTTATACCTCCGTATGGTGCCCCTGTAGTTCACGGTGCAAGTCAGTCTGGTACTGATCTTATACTTGGTAACATCCATAAGACACCAGAGGCAGGTGACAAATTAACTATAGCTGGCGTAGCGGGTACATACACTATAGGCTCTGGCGGGGTAACTTTTGATGGAACAAATAACAGGGCTACACTAGTTGTTGCTCCCGCTTTAGATTCTTCGCCTGCAAACGCTGCAGCAGTTACTTTTACTTCTACTACAACTAATCACCTTATAACAGGGTGTAATGTATTTATAGATAATGTAATTGTATCTAGGAATGCAGATCTATTTAAAGTTTCTAGTAGTGCTATAGTACATGCTAACGTACCTAGTTATGGCACAGTCCTTGTAAACGGTGGATCAGAGTCAGGTGGAACACTAGCAGTAGATGGGCTAACGGCCCCGCCACAGCTAGGTGACGTATTTAAAATTGCAGGTGTTAACCTTGTATACACAGTAACTGCAGATGCATCAGTATCTTCTGGTGGCTCAGACTTAGCTGTAAGTCCTAACTTAGCAGCATCTCCTGCAGATAACGCAGTTGTAACTTTCTTATCTACAGCAAGAGATGGTTTAGTAACTAAAACACGATCAGCTAGATACAACTTTTCAGGCACAGAAAAGATGGCAATAGTAGATGGTATTAATATTCCTGCACTGTATGACGGTACAACATTTACTCGTTTAGATGCAGCGCCTACAGATATAGTAGGTGCAGACTTTGTTACTTCTTTTAAGAACCAATTGTTTTTTGCTATAAATAATGTAATAGTTTTTTCTGCACCATTTACAGATAATAACTTTACAGCAGCTTCTGGGGCTGGTACAGTATCTGTAGGAGGTACAGTAACAGGTTTAATTGTTTTTAGAGAGCAGTTGATAATATTTACAGAGTCATCTATTCTACAATTAACTGGTAACACCATTGCAGACTTTCAGTTAAAGCCAGTAACCATAGACATTGGATGCATAGACTCAGATACTATTCAAGAAACTGGTGGAGATGTAATGTTCCTTGGACCAGATGGTCTTAGGCTTTTAAGTGCAACAGATCGTATTGGTGATTTTGGTTTAGCCGTTGTGTCTAAAACTATTCAAAGCGAGTTTACTAGCTTCATAACTAGTAATACTTCTTTTGCAAGTGTAGTTGTTCGTGAGAAGTCTCAGTATAGACTACTAGGATTTAACACTAACATTACACAAAATAACGCTAAAGGTATACTTGGTACTCAGTTTGCAGGTCAGGGCGGTGCTCAGATGGCATGGGCAGAGACAAGGGGTATACGTGCTTATGTAGCTTCTAGTCGGTTCTTCCAAAACACAGAGACTATAGTATTTGCTAACGATGATGGTTTTGTGTACAGAATGGAAAGCGGAAATAGTTTTGATGGTGCTAAAATACAAAGTACTTTTTCTACACCATTCCTACCAATAAATGATGCAAGGATACGTAAGACATTCTACAAGGCTATACTTTATACAGACCCTCAAGGCAGTGTATCTTTTGACTTAAACCTTAAGCTAGACTTTGACCAACAGAATAGCATACAGCCTGCTAACATTGTATTTGATAATGCTACAACTGAAGTTTCTTTTTACGGTAATGTTACTTATGGCGGGACCGCCACGTATGGTCAAAAACTATTAACACTCTTCGAAACTCAACTAATAGGCTCAGGTTTTGTAGCATCCTTACAATTTGAGTCAGACAGTACAGATCCACCATTCTCGCTTGACGCAGTTACGCTAGAATTTGGTATAAACACAAGAAGGTAAAAACCATGGGTACAGGTTATGTAAGAAACGATTCGGGAAATAACATTGCCGATGGTAACGTCATTAACGCTTCTGATTTGGATGGCGAGTTTGATGCAATTGCAGCTACACTAGCAACAGGTGGTCACACTCACGATGGTACAGCCGCTGAAGGCGGTCCTATCACTAAGCTTGGTCCTTCACAAGATCTTGTTGTTACTGCTTCTTTAGTAAATCCTAAGACTGACAATACGCTGGACTTAGGTACAGCATCCTTAGAGTTTAAGGACTTGTTCATTGATGGTACAGCGCACATTGACACACTTGATGTAGATGAAAGCGGGGCCATAGCAGCTGATCTTACAGTAGGGGATGACCTCTCCTTAGTCTCAGATGGTAGTATCTTAGGATTTGGTACTAATACTGAGGTAACACTTACTCACGTCCATAACACAGGCCTGTTGCTTAATAGCACAATGGCTTTGCAGTTTAATGATGCATCCCAGTTTATTAAAGGCGCTAGTAACGCAATACTAGCTATAGGGGCTACAGACGAGGTTGACCTCACTGCTACTCTTTTTGATGTCAATGCCAACCTTGATGTTTCTGGCACTGCCCTAGTAACAGGCGTCCTTACCACCACGGCTGCGGCTGTTTTTAGTGGTGGGTTTACGTCTTCCGGTGATGATGTAATCTTTACATCTGCAAATGCTGATGATCCTCTTGTGACTATTAGGCAAACTGGAAACAACGCTAGTTCATCAAGACTTTACTTTATAAAAGACAAAGGCGCTGCTGGTGCTGATGGGGACGAAATTGGTAAAATAGAATTTATTGCAGACAATTCTGCCCAAGAACAAATAAGTTTTGCTAAAATTCAAGCAACAATATCTGAGTCTGCTGACACAGATGAAGCAGGTAAGCTAGAGTTTTTAGTTGCAGAAAGTAATGGCAGTGCAAACCAGTTAACAGTGGGTCTACTTATAGAAGGTGAACATGCAACAGATGGTGAGGTTGATGTAACCATTGCTGCGGGTGTTAACTCAACAACAACTGTTGCTGGGGATCTTGCTGTGACTACTGATGCTACTGTTGGTGGCACTGGCCTAGTAACAGGTGTACTGACTACAACCGCCACGGCTGTGCTTAATGGTGGGTTTACTAGTAATGGTAACTCAACAGTTGATGGCACTTTCTCCACCGCTACTGGACTAGTTCACCTAGGAGACACAAATACTTCTCATGATTTTGGTACTGACACACAGGCATTTTATACAGGAGGAGTCAGGTCTTTAGACTTTGGTACTGGTGAGACAGTATTTAATGAAGATCAAGCAAACATAGACTTCCGCATTGAATCAGACACTGATGCAGATACTTTTGTTCTTGATGCTGGCACAGGCGTTGTAAGAATAATTGGTAAGTCTGGAGCAGATGGGAGTGTAATAACTCAACACAC